TGCCACTTACTACCAACGATGGGGAGATAATGGCTGACAAGTCATCTGGTGAAGTCCTAGAGCGTGTTAAAAGAACATCCGAACTAACGGTAGTAGAATTTATGGAGTTTACAGAGAATGTACGGTTGTGGGCAATGGATTTTTTAGGATTGTATTTATCTTTACCAGAAGAACAGGTTGAATTAAATTTAAAAAATCATAATTAATAATTATTTATATATTTGTGTGTCTATTAGGGGTTCTCATTCCCTTGTTAGTGTGTTTTCATAGAGTAGCTTGGTAGTGCGAGCTTCTCAATTAACCCAGAGTTTTTCTCCAATTTCTCTGGGTTTTTTTATTTTAAAATAAATTTGACATTGTGTAAAATTGTATTTACATTTGGCCTATGGAAACAGAAGAAAAACAATTAAATGCTTATAGTATATCAAATCTGATTACTATATCGGATTATGCCAAACTACGTGGCGTAACAAGACAAACAATTTATAATTGGATTGCAGAAAAAAACATTAAGACAGTTGATTTATTAGGCAAACAGTACATTGATAAGTCTACTGCAAGTAAGTAAGTCTTTTTTTGGCAATAAACATTTTACACTTTTTAAAATAATTAATTTAATGGCATATAGATACTCTGATACCCTTAAATGGCAAGATGAATGGTTTGTAGACCTTACAAGCATTGAAAAACTACTATTTCTTTACCTATACGACAACTGTGATATAGCAGGATTTTTTGAATTGTCTTACCGTAAAATATCCTTTGATTTGGGTTGTAAAGAAGCAGAAATTAAAGGGGCTTTAAAGGGGCTTGGAAAGGGCATAATAATTAACGATGATGAAAAATGTTTACTTGTAAAAAACTTTATTAAACATCAAAAAAATCTTCCAATTAACCCTGATAATAAAGCTCATTTAGGAATTTTAAAAAGAGCAATAATTTATTTACCAAAATTCAATAATATAACTTTAGACTATCAAGAAGGGTATTTATACATAGGGGCTTCAAAGCCCCTTCCAAGGGGCACTGGTATAGCTATAGATATAGTATATAGTATAGAAGAGCGAGAAAAAAAATTTAAAGAGAGTTTGTATCCATTTACTAAGTACGATAAGAACCCTGATGGAATATACCCAAAAGAGTTAATAAAAGATTTTTATGAATATTGGACAGAGAAGAATAAAACAAAATCAAAAATGAGATTTGAAATGCAAAATACTTGGGAGTTAAATAAAAGATTGGTTACATGGTCAAATAATATTATTTCAAAAAATAAAGAAAAACAAAATTTAAATTATTCTCAATCTTCAAAAGTATCAGCAAACTAACATGATAAAGAAATACACACACATACAGAAAAGCTTAGATGAACTTCGTGAGATAGGAGTTCCAAGAGGTGAGAACACAGGATTTAAAAAACTTGATGACCTGTACAGCTTAAAGCAAGGTTCATTCACATTTATCCTTGCTCCACCACATCATGGCAAATCAGAGTTTTGTTTTGAGCTTGTAATCAACCAAGCAATCAAGTTTGGTAAAAAATCTTTAATCTATTCTCCCGAAACAGGAAGCGTAGAAGATATTTACTCTGAACTAATCCACAAGCTTACAGGAAAACCTTTCTACAAATCAATTAACGACCACGTAGATGACAGAAAGTATTACGAAGCAATAAATTACATTGATGAATACTTCTCAATCGTTGATGGCGATGAAAAAAGTTATAGCTTTAAGGATTTAACGGAATTGATAACAGATGAAAAAATAATTATGTCTGACCCATACAATGAGTTAATTCACGATATGACAGAGTTTGGTACAAGGCAAGATTTGTATATCGAAAGGCTTTGTAGTGAAATTCGTAGGTACTGCAAGAAAAATAAAAAGCATTGTTTGCAGACTTTACACCCAGCGCATCAGCAAATTGTAGTTGAGAAAGGATTTAGGTACTATCCGATGCCTATGGCTAGAGAAGCAGCAGGAGGGCAGGCATTGTTACGCAAGGCAATGACATGGATAAATCTTTGGAGGCCACCAATCGGATTAAATGACGAAGATGGTCAGCCGTACAGAGAAAACGAAGTTGTGGTGAACATTGAGAAAGCTAAACCAAAGGGAGTATCGACAAGGGGAACAATAAGACTATTCTTTGATTGGAAGAAAAACAGATATTACGAAGAAGGAGATTACAAAGACCTTTACGCATTTGAACACGAAACTGCAAAAAAAGGAACAGACTTTAGAGAACCATTAGCAACAATAAAATTAACAGATGATGAAGTCCCATTTTAATTATGAACAACGAAACATATTACAGAGAGTTATCAGAAATGTATGCTTTTAAAAACGAAGCTGAATTAAAGCCATACAATGAATTATTATTAGCCAAAGGTGTACTGTATAAGATGGAGGATGAACTCTTGTCTTATGGCTTAAAAAGTGGCAACAGAGAGAAAATTAAAGACGCTAAGGATAGACTAAATATTTTATTTCAATTTATTGAATCAATCTCATCGGTTTTATCTGAAAATACACAACTTAGAATCTTACTCAAGGATAGCATGGTTCAGAGGTCTAACTTAGAAGATTTATTAATCTCTATGGAAAAACAAAATAAATTTGCAGATGGAAATAATTGAGGATAAAACACTAGTTTTTTGCTGGAACATACTTGACAAAATAGAATTAGGTCAAAAGATATTAATTTCACAACACGCACCTAAAAAGCCTGATTTGTTTATTGAGTGCGCTAAAAAATATGCAGACTGTTACGGTACTATTTTGTTTTCAGATGATTATCAAGAGATTAAAAAAGTAAACACTTTTAAACAAATTAAAAATTTATTTGCAAAATTGAAAAACAATAGTGTAATTTTATCATTAAAATGAGCGCAACTATTTTTTAATGGCAACAATAAAGCAACAATCAAAACTAATTATCGAACATCCTTTTTTTGAAGATTGCCTTAAAAAAGCAAACGCTGGTGATTTTAGTGGTTTTGAAAGATTGTTTTTAGAAATACAAGCCCACGTTTGGGAGAAGGTAGCCTTAGACGCTTCAAGAGTTTACGGATATTACCGAAGAGCAAATAGCTGCGATATAAAAAAAGAGATAAGGGATATGCCTCCTCCCGTTTCGTTAGACATAAGACTTCCATTCATTAAGGAAAACTTAATTACTAAAACAGTAAAGATTAAAAAAATAACCAGAAATAACACTAACCAGTTATTAATGTTTGAAATAAAAAAAACCGTAGTCCGCTGATACGGTTTTTTTTATTGTACATCAATAAACAATTAAGCGTTAATGCTTGATGTTAAAGTTCCAACAGTTTGGGTAACATAGTAACCACCAGTCAATACGTTATTACCATTATAGTAATTTACAGTAATGATTGATTGCACACCCTGAAGGGCTGCTTGTTGTGCTGCTGATGCAGACTCAACTTGTTGGATGTATCCTGTTCCTACAAGTAGAACAGGACAAGGATTTGCCAGACCTGAGAACGATGTTCCATCTGGGGTTTGAAGTACATTTACACTTACAGCTACTGCCATGATTTTTAAAATTTAAGGGTTTATAAACTAAAGTAAAGATATTACAAAAAATAATATTTTTTTTATTTGGTAATTTAGATTAAAATATTGAAATTTGATTAGCGCAACCATTGAACAGCAATAAAAACAAGAGAGAAACCTATTAAAGAAACACCCAGCGTCAGAAGCAATCCCTAAGTTGCTGTATGTTTGCGCATCTTTTGGCGTTGGGTTATTTTAATTATGGCAACAAAAATTGTAATGGCCTCCTATGTAACCGAAACTAACAATCGGTTAGAATATGCAATAGATACCCTTATTGGTTTAATAGAAACCGTTGATTTTGATAAACACGAATTGTTTATTAGCGATAATGGGAGCTGTCAAGCAATGCTTGACTATTACAAATGGTTTAAACCACATTTCAATAATTTATTTCCAAAAGAAAACCTAACTATTTCATTAAACGGTAAAAACTTAGGAACGGCGGAAGCAGTAAACTTAGGAATACGTGAAAGAAAGCCAAATCAATACGTAATCAAAATAGATTCTGATGTAACCATTGGTAAAATAGGTTGGGTAGATGATATGGAAGAATGTTTTGATAGATACCCTAATCTTGGGATATTAGGATTAAAGAGAACAGAGCTAATACAGCATCCTGAACATGAAAACCCTGCATACCGAACACAATTAAAGTTCTTACCACACGAAAGGGGTGACAGCTGGGTAGTCATTGAAATCTGCAAAGACATAATCGGCACTTGCACCATGTTTAGTCCACAACTTTTAGATAAGGTGGGTTATATGTGGCAAATATCTACTTATGCGTGGGATGATGTTTTCATGTCGCTACGTTCAGAAAAAGCAGGTTTTGAAAATGCGTTCTTACCAACAATTCCTATCGTTCACTTAGATAACGGTGAGGGTGACTATGTTAAAGAAAAATGTAAAGAAGCAGAAAGAACAATAGCTTACTTCTCTGAAATATCAGAAGACTACAAGATTGGAGTAAGAGATATTTACTATAATCCATACGAAGGATGAGAAAAGCAATTTTGTATAGTGGTTTTTTACGCAGTTGGAATGCTTGTAAGCAAAATCAGCTTGATTGTATTGGAGAGGGTGATAAGTATTTCTATACGTATGAGTTACCCGATGCTGTGGACTATTTTCAAGCGATACAAATACCTGAAATATATTACGCCCCTATTGCAGAGCATCTTTATATGTCAAACAAAAACCCCTTTTCAAGTATTGATAGCCCATTAAATTCTTGGCATAATCAGTACGTGAACTTTTGTCTTGTCCCACAGGGGTATGATGTTTACATAAAGTCACGATGCGATATTCAACTAAGTGGCACAATAAACTTCAATGAGTTTGATATTAACGACACAAATATTTACATTTTAAGTGGTAACGACCATTACAACGGTGTAAACGACCAATTTGCATTTGGTAGCTACAAAATAATGAAAAAGTATTTTTCGGTTTATGTTAACCACAGGGCGGTGTTCGACACAGGCGAGATGTTTCACCCCGAAGGATATGTAACCAAAAACCTTCAAATGTTAGGAGTAAATATTATCCGATTAAACATTACCAACACAATACTAAGATGAGCATCAAATTAGTTATTTTTGATTTAGATGGTGTTTTAATTTCAACGAGAACGCTACACTATGAAGTTCTTAATCAAGCATTATTAGAGGAGGGCAAAGAATATGTTATATCATATCAAGACCACTTGTTAAAGTTCGATGGACTTAGCACCTCAAAAAAGTTAGATATGCTTGAAACCGAAAGGGGATTATCTAAAGAAGCAAAGGAAAGGGTTTGGGAAAGAAAGCAGAAATTGACTATCCCAAGTCTTGTATCGTCTATACAAGAAGATAAAAAAATCATACAAATTATTAATAAGTTAAAAGAAGACAGCATCAAGGTATATGTAGCATCCAACTCCATTGAAAAATCGGTTATGGTATCGCTTAATCAATTGGGTATATTATTTTTAGTAGATGGTTATTTATCTAATGAAAGCGTTTCTTTTCCTAAACCACACCCAGAGATTTATTGGAATTGTATGACTTTGGTTGGTGTACTTCCTTCCGAAACACTAATCGTTGAGGATAGTTATATAGGTAGGTCAGCAGCAGTATCCTCTGGTGCTAACTTATGCCCTGTAAACAACAAAGACGAGGTAACAATGGAAAGAATAAACAATCATTTAAACAAAGAGCAGATGGACTTAAAATGGCATGATGAAAAAATGAACGTATTAATTCCCTGTGCAGGGCATGGTTCACGCTTTGCAGATGCAGGATATACGTTCCCTAAATTATTAATTGATGTCAACGGTAAGCCAATGATACAAGTGGTGGTAGAAAACTTAAATATTAATGCAAACTTTATTTTTATTGTTCGACAAGAGCATTACGATACGTATAACTTAAAATCATTACTAAATATTATCGCCCCCAACTGTAAGATTGTTACGGTAAATGAAGTAACCGAAGGTGCTTGTTGCACAACCCTCCTTGCAGAAAAATACATTGACAATGACAACCCATTGGTAATAGCAAATTCAGACCAATTTATGCAATGGAGGTCTGGTGAGTTCTATCATTCCTTGAATAGCGACAACATCGATGGCAGTATTGTATGTTTTGAAAACATTCACCCAAAGTGGTCTTACGTTAAAACAAATGAATACGGTAATGTAACGGAGGTAGCAGAAAAAAAAGTGATATCCAACCAAGCAACAACTGGGGTTTACTTTTATAAAAAGGGTTCTGACTACGTAAAGTATAGTAAACAGATGATAGAGAAGAACATCAGAACAAACAATGAATTTTATGTATGCCCTGTTTTCAATGAGTTTATTGAGGATGGAAAAATTATAAAAACCTTTACGGTAGATAAGATGAATGGTCTTGGTACTCCCGAAGATTTAAACAACTATTTAAACAATAATAAATGAAAATAATAAGCCATAGAGGAAATCTAAACGGTAAAAATCCCGATAATGAAAATAGCCCTTCTTATGTTTGCAATGCTCTTAAATTAGGGTTTGATTGCGAAATAGATTTATGGTTAGTCAATGGAATATTATATTTAGGGCATGATACGGCACTCTATAAGATTGAGCCAGAGTTTTTATTAAAAAAAGGGTTATGGATTCATTGTAAAAACCTTGAAGCATCACACTATATAGTTAATAACAAAGAACTGAATGGATTTTGGCATCAGTCAGATGTTATGTCATTCACTACAGGTGGGTATATATGGACATTTGCCGACAACGACTTAACGGATAAGTCCATAGCGGTATTGCCTGAATTGGTAGGCAGGGAAAAATTTGGAATGGCTTATGGTATTTGTACAGATTATCCAATACGATACAATGAGGGTGTTGTAGATTTTGTAGAACACTTTTACGAGAAAATTACAGGGTGGTTCACGTTTCCAAGATTCTACAAAGATATGGTTGAAATGTTACCAAACGGAAGCACAGTAATTGAAGTAGGGGTTTATGAGGGCAAGAGTTTTTCTTACTTTATGGTTGAAATGTTACGTGCAAAAAAGAGTTTCAATGTAAGTGCAGTTGATAGCTTTACTTTTGGAGATGAACAAACTAAGGAGAATATTGAAGTTGTATTTAGAAGAAACTTAGCATCGGTTATTGACAAAGTAAATGTTATTAAGGGCGATAGTGGGTTAAGTGCAGAACAGTTCGAAGATGAAAGTATTGATTTCATGTTTTTAGATGCTGACCATGTTTATAGTCGTGTACACTCCGATATAATGGCGTGGTTGCCAAAAATTAAAGTTGGTGGCATAATATCAGGTCACGATTATTGCAAAGAACATGAAGGTGTTATTGAAGCCGTAGACGAAATCTTTGGGCTTGATATAGACAGAAGGTATTTGGATGAATTAGTTTGGGTTTATACAAAAAAAAATGAACGGTAAGAAAGCACGTAAGCTAAAGCAACTATCCGATAGGGAGTTTGAAACATCAGACGATAAGTCCAGAAGAATGGTTTATCAAGATTTGAAAACTATGTACAAAAAAGGTCACGTAAAGTTTGCAAAATGAAAACCGTTTACTATTTAAGCATGGTTGAGGATGATGCCGCTTCGTTTTACAGAACGAATGGTGTATTCCCTTTTCTAAAATCAAAAGACATTTTAGTAAAGAACATTTTTAATTATCAAAAGACTTACGGATGGGAAAGTCTTATAGGTGCTGATATTTTTATTTTCCAAAGACCTTACCACGAACATCATGTTAATCTAATTATGATGGCAAAGGACATGGGCATTAAAGTAATATGTGAGTATGATGATGATTTACTGAATGTTCCATTCCACAACAACGCTGCTGTAACATTAAGCGAGCAAAGAGCCAATATAAAAAAAGCATTAAGTCTTGCAGATGAAGTTTGGGTCACAACTGACTGTATAAAGAAAGAATATAAATTCTTTAACAGAAACATTCATGTTATCCCAAATGCTCACAATGATTATCTATACCCAATAGAAAACAAAAAACCATTCAATAAAGATACAAAGATTGCAGCGTACAGAGGTGGTGCATCTCACGAAGCCGATATGTATCAAAACATAAATGATATTGTAGAAACAATAGACGAGTGCCAAGATTGGACATTCAGGTTTCAAGGCAGTCGTTTTAAGCATATTGAGGAACGTACAGGCAATAATCACGAATTTACCGACCCTGTAACTTTAATTCAGTTTTACAAACAGTACCACGAACTAAATGCAAACATTGCTTTCTATCCATTGATTAATAATGTGTTCAACAATGGCAAGAGCAACATATCTTTTTTGGAAGCTACCTACGCTGGTTCAGCCTTTATGGGCAATAGAGATTTGTCTGAATTTAATCTACCCTTTATTATACCTATACAAAATGGGTTTAAAGAAGAATTTGCAAAAGCAAAAGATGACTTTTATAGATTAGAAATATTGAATAACGATGCTTGGGATTGGATTTTAGAAAACAGGTTGCTAAGTAAAATAAACGAATTAAGAATAGAAAGAATATTAGCATGAAGCCAAACTTAAATTATGTATTAATACTACCAGAGCAGGTTATAGATAGTAAAATAATCATAACTCCTGATACGATTGCAAGACCTTTTGTGAAAGGTACTGTTGTTGCCACAGGTGATGGTTGCTATAACCAAAAGACAGGTGAATTTAGGGCTACTAGTGTTAATGTAGGTGATAAAGTTTCTTATGTTCCAAACATTGGCTACTTGGTAGATAATAATGGTGAAGCATGTGTATTGATTAGGGAAGAAGAAATATTTACAGCCAATGGTAAACCTATCAATGATTGGGTAGGTGTAGAGTTTGATGAAAAGCATAATAAGTCAATGATGATTGGCAATATTGAAATTGCAAGACCTGATACGTGGGTTTATCAAGAGTTTGACGATAAGACTATGTACGAAAACAACAAGGACTTAAAAGCAACAAGCCCACAGATAGCAAAGATTATTAAACCAAATAAAAAATATGGACTGCAAAAAGATGATTTAGTATTTGTCCATTACTTGCAGTATAGCACTTCATTAATTATTGATGGAATAAAGTACATACCATTCAACACTATATTTTTTAAGATAAATGGTAAGGATGATTTTGAGATGGCAGATGATACGTTCCTTGCAAGGCAGATAGTTATTGAAGCCCCTAAAACAGCATCGGGAATATATTTAAGTTCTACTAATGACAAGAAAGAGCCATTAAAGCTTATTATTACTCATGCTCCAAGAAACTTAAAAATAAAAGTAGGAAGCACAATAATAACTGAAGATAATTACCATTACGAAATTGATGTATATCAAGAAAAATATGTTAAGATAACTCCTGAATGGGTTATTGCATCACTTGATTAATATGGATAAAGAAAATAGAATTGATGAATTTGATATAATTCAAGAAATTTCTAATAAGTCAAAGCAAACGCAAGATATTGTAAGGGGAACAATACATGCTTATCACACTATCATAATGCGTGAGCTTCAGGCTAACAAAACTGTTTGTTGTAGAAACTTTGTAACGTATAAAGCTGCTTATAGAAAGTCTGGACTTATCAATGCTAAAGGGGTTGCCATTGTTGGTAGTAACGCTTTAAAGGTTACTCCTTCAAGGGCTATGAGAAGAGCAATAAATTCAAAAGAAACTATTGATTATTCTTTAGACCTTTTTGAAACCGAAGAGAGCAAAGTAATAGCCAAGCTAAAAGAACAATTAAGAAAGCTAAAGATTTCAAATCATCATGCTTTAAACAAAGCCGATGTTGTAAAGAATAAATTTTCTGATAGGATTCAAAGGGTTTATAAAAGAAAGTCAGCGGTTCGTGTAAAAAAATATACCAAGACTATTGCCAATAGTAGAGTAAATCATAAGGCCAATGCTCTTTTAAATAATAAAATACTAAGGGAAAGAATAAACGAAAGCTATTTTTTAGATGCTATTACTGCTTACCCTGTCTTAACAAAGTTCTATAAAAGTCAGCAACTTACAATTAATGAGTTGAATATGTTTATCGTAATTAATCATTTTAAATACTTTACTCACAAGGATGCAGTATTGTTTGGGTTTAATAAAAATACAGCAGCTAATTGTTTAATTGTACTAACGGATGCAGGATTAATTGAAAAGTTTGAGGGTAGGATAAATACTTTTTGTGTAAGTTTAATTGGCAAAAAGAAGTTTACAGTATTTTCAAGAGAGATAAATAAAGATATGAGATTGCTATTAAAGGAGTACGATAAAAAAACTGAAGGTCAAGAAAAATCATTACCTGTAAAATTCAAATTCTAAAATCATGGTAGGTAAAAAATTAGAAAATCTCCGTAGTGGCATAAAAGATGTTGATAACTATATAAAGAAGCTAGAGGACAAGGTTAATGCTATTAATGGCTCAAACACATTGAGGTTGATAACTTCTATTGATTCAATGGCAGGTAAGATAGCTACCGATATTGACATGATGGCAAATGGCCAGCAGGATGAAGATGGGAATGATGTAGAAATATCTCACAAGATTGTAGATACCTTTATAAAGTTAATTGACAAGTCTGATAAGATAAAATCATTCTCTGATGTTGTAGAAGCTTTAAGAAGCATTGAAGATGAGAAAGAAGCTGGAATTACAGGTGAAAGTATTTTTGAAAAGACTGAAAGAAGAATAAAGAGCAAGTTGAATGGCAAGACGAATTAAAATTATGCTTCAAGGCTTGGAGTACATCACTCCTGAAGTGCCTAAATATATTAGGGGCAGAGATTTAATGAGGCGTGACCAAGTATGGAGCAGAGATACAACGTACTTACAATGGAATTGGAATACAGACCCAGAAGAAGGCTTTGTATGGCACGAGAAGCCATCAAAAGGTCAGATTGAATGGTATGAAGATGAAATAGAAAGACTGCATACAGGAGCTTGGATAATGATATGTGGTGAAGCTGTTTACTTTAACAAGTACGCTTATTTCTTTCACCAATGGTTCATGCTACAAGAGGGCATATACCCAATATTCAAAGATACCTCATTAGAGTATTTCAGGTTCTACCAACTGTGCGAAGAAGATGACTTTACGTTAGGTGACTGCGGAATTAAGGGTAGGCGTGTTGGTCTTTCCTCAATGAAGGCATCAATCAATCTACTCATAGGTTTACTTGAAGAAAACACTTTGCAAGGTATTGTATCTAAGACAGGTACGGATGCGAAGGAAATGTACTTAATGGTAAAGAATGGATTAGAAAACTTGCCAGAGTGCTTAATGCCCGACTTAGCAAAAGTAGCTGAAACAGAACTTCATATAGCCAAGCCAAGAAGCAGAATATCAACTAATAATAAAACTGTTTCAAGCAATAAGGGTAAGAACAATCGTATCAACTGGTTATCAACAGCAGAGAACGCTTATGATGGTCGTAGAGCAAGAAACATTACCATAGATGAAGCGGCCAAATGGGAAGAGGCAAACGTAGAGATATGTTTAGCAAAAATAAGTGAAACTCTTGTTATCGGTGCATCTGTTATTGGTCACGTATCTGTATTTAGCTCTGTAAACATTATC